GGCTGGTGTACCGGAAGATGATCTGATAGTGGCTGCACAAAATTACGCTGTTGATTGCCAAAAGAAAAGGACACCTGATCGCTATATTAAAAATGCAGAGAATTTCTTGAAAGAGAATTTGTTTATGCAGTATCTGAAAGGAGAGAACGATGGATCAGTTGGAAGAGATACTGGAACGCATGAAAAATCACTCAACGAACTCATGCAGGAACGCGGAGACACCGGAGACTTCCAGGGATTCTGATGTGTGTCCAATTTGCGAAGGCAGGGAGTGGATCTTTAAAATAAAAGACGGAGTTGAAATAGCAGTACCGTGTAAATGCCGTGAGAAAGCGGTCATGTCAAGGCGGTTGCGATTCGCAGATATACCGGAGGCATTCCGTGGGATGGATCTGAGATCGTTTCGAATGGATGTGTACAGGAAGCAGGAAAGTAAAAAGATGGTGTCAGATGCCTGTAAAATCATAAAAACCTATCTGGATGATTTTGAGAGCCAGAAGGAAAGAGGCATGGGACTGTATATCTGGTCGAGGACAAAGGGAAGCGGTAAGACGAGGATCGCTGCCGGGATTGCAAATGAGCTGATGAAAAACTATGCAGTGAAGTTTGCAGTGTCACTGACCATCCTGCAAGAGATTAAGAATACATGGCGGAGAGATACAGAATACAGTGAGAACCAGCTTTTAGACGCACTTTACACCACAGACATTCTTGTAATTGATGATTTCGGAGTGGAGAGACCAGCGGACTGGATAAATGACAAAATGTATCAGATCATCAATGAGCGGTACATAAACCAGAAGGTAACGATTTTCACGAGTAATGATCCGCTGGACAAACTATCCTACGATGACCGGATCACGAACCGGATCAAGGAGCGGACATATCAGATCGCATTCCCGGAAGAATCAGTCCGGGATCATATCGCAGAGCGGATGCAGGAGGAAATCATTGAAAAAGTGATAACAGGAGGAAAAACATGAGCAATGCATTGAGAAAAAAGACAAGAAAGCTTGAACCGAAAAATTATGAGGATAAATTCACAATGCAGCGCATAGCCAGACATATAAGCGAATCTGACAATTGTTTTTGGCAGACATTCAAATCAATGCAGATGTCATGCTTTTATGTTCTGTACTATGACATAGATTTCTCAAAACAGAAGCTAAAGAATTACAACGAAATTCTTCGGAAGAATAACGAGAAAATAAAAAATGTATCCACCATTAGAGCAGAGGAAGAAAGATTTATAAAAAACATTGGGTTTGATTGTGAGAAAGAAGCAAGGAATTTTCCGTACAGAGCCAAGATTCATATGTATGGCAAGAATCCTAAGCAGAACCAGATTAAATCCGTAATTTCGAACATGAATGACGGCATTGAGTGTTATTTGGTGATTGCAGTTTATACACTGCATTACAATTACAAATTCAGTGGCGAATTGATTCGTGAATGGTGGAACAGGATGCTGGATTTTTCCAAGAACTATGTAGAGGGAATGAACGACGACCATGTTGTGAAATATTTCAAGCAGGAATGTGATTTAGATATAGCGGAGTGATGCCAATGTGAGAGATGACCAAGACAAGCGTAAAATACTGCCGGAAATGTATTTACTCTTATAAACACAGTCAGACAGAAATCATGTGTGGATATTATTTACAGACCAGATTAAGGCGTGAGTGCCCGGTTGGGATGTGCGATAAGTTTGAGAAGAAAGGCAGAAAGAGAAAGGTGAAGTTGAAATGACAGATGAAACCAAGCAGGAGATAGGAGCGGCATTGATGTTGTTAAAAAATACACTGATAAGAAACGGTGTAAGCATAGCACTTGTAGGAAGTGAAGATACCGGAAAAGACGATGGATGCATTTGTTTTTTTGATACCGCAGAGTATTGTCGCACCGGGAAATTTAAAGGGATATCTGTTAAAACAATAGATTTAGTGAGGTAGAAATATGATTTTTTTAAATTCAGTAGAATTGATGAGTTTTTTAAATGACGTGTTATATGACAAACTCAGAGAAAAACCGCCAGAAGATATAAGAGTAGAGATCGCTACATATGGTTTATCATTTTCTGACAAAAAATTTAAAAATTGTTTAGGAGAGCTTAAAACGCGAGAATCTATGGTATTGAATTTTCTGAACACCTTAATGGATACCAATACAGATATGGTTGTAGGAATGCCGCCGATGAAAAAATATAACAATTCATATTATGGAGAGACGGCGATCGATAGAAAAAAAAGATTAGAAGAAATGGAAGATATCATGGGCACTTATCGTATAAATGTCTATCCGGTAGAAGAGTCGCATTTTAAATTTTACAGGATCGATGATATCTATATTACCGGAGGAATCAATTTGACGGATTCGACTTGGAACGATGCCGCTGTTTTGATCGAAAAAGAAGGGGACAAGGAACAATTAGAGTGGTATTTTCAGCAGATTTTAGACAGAGCCAAGGCTGAATGTAGAAAGAGAGGGATAGCATGGAGCGCATAGAAGAAATGATACAGAACCTTGAACTGCTAAGAATGCATTTTGGCGATATCACAAAAACTTGTATGGCAAATGGAATCATAGATAGCACCATAAAAGCAATTGAAAAACTTGCTACATATGAAAATGCCGAGAAACATGGATTGCCGGAACGCTATGAAGCAGATGAGAAAGACACACCTGCAGAAAAGCCACAGACCAACGCCGACCGGATCAGGAGCATGACGGACGAGGAGCTGGCAGAAGTATTATTTGGAAGTTGCATAGAACACATGGGCGTAGAGGAATGTTCTCATCCTGAAGAGGCTTGCAAATCATGTGTTTTGGATTGGCTTAAGGCAGAAAGTGAGGGATAGCATGGAGAGATTAACAGAAAGAATCGATAATGTTCCAGATGGAGAATCTGGTGTATGGGTAAAGCAACATGACTATATATCAGCCGCAGAAAAATTAGCTGACTATGAGGATGCCGAAGAGCAGGGATTACTTCTGCGGTTGCCAATCAGTGAAGATGCACCAGTGTATTCCATCGAGTATTGTTGCGGAAAAAACAAAAGTAATCGGTCTGGAATGTGTGTTAGAGGATTTTGCGAGAATTGCAGTGATAAGGCGTACTACATACGTGAAAGCGTAGCTAAACATTGCAGCATTTGCGAAATTAATAAATCGGTATTCTTTACCCGTGAGGAAGCCGAAGCCAAGCTGAAAGAAATGGAGGAAAAGGATGGAGAATAGATATTTATTCCGTGGAAAGCGGAAAGATAACGGCAAATGGGTGCAGGGATATCTCTATGGTATCTGGGAGAGAAGATATATCCTATGGGGAATGACCAATGATATCCCGAACATGGTCGAAGCAGACCCGTCCACCGTCTGCCGGTGCACCGGACGTAAGGACAAGAATGGCAAGCTGATCTATGAGAATGACATTGTTGCTTATTGGGACACATACAGCACAGATAACGGTCAATCAGAAGCAGATTGCATAGGTAAAGTCGTATGGGATGATGAAACGATTTCCTTCCAAGTGACAAACAGATTATCTGCTGAAAGCTATGAGGTTTTAGATGATGAATGTTCTGTGGTTGGAAATGCAATTGACAACCCGGAATTGTTGTAGGTGTGACTATGACAATTGATGAAGCTATATCACACGCAAGAGAAGTAGCTGAATGCCAAAAGATGTCAGCAAGACTAATCGAAGATAATGCGTATATTCCAGAATCGGTTGATAAAGAAGCCATTACATATGGCAATACTATATGTGCAAGCGAACATGAGCAACTTGCTGAATGGTTGGAAGAGCTGAAGCAGTACCGCACAATCGGCACGCCGGAAGAATGCCGGGCGGCGATGGAGAAGCAGACAGCAAAGAAACCAATGCATGTAACGAATAGTTATTTTGGATACCAGAAACATAAAGAACATGTTGGTTATTGTCCAGATTGTGGGCATCAAGTAGAAGAACCTTATGGATGTCCAAATTGTTTAAGAAAAATTGATTGGGGTGATGAAGAATGAGTGAAAGACTTAAGCCATGTCCGTTTTGCGGTGGAAACGCAATGTTCTTTAACATTACAAATAAGTCATCACATTCGGCTGTTGTGGTAATGTTCAAAATCAGATGTATGAAATGCGGAACAGAACTTCCAAAAAGCTATGAATGTGAGATGTATATGGATCAGGACGGAGACATCAGAACAGGGAAAGACGAGCGAACGAAAGCAACTACAGATTGGAACAGGAGGGCGAACGATGGGAAGACTGATTGATGCGGAGACATTAAAGCAAGAATTATATCAACAATGGTTTATGGATATTCTTCTTACACAGACAAGTAGTGAGGATATGTTTTATGCATTGGCACAGAAGATTGACCAGCAGCCGACTGCATATGACACGGACAAGGTTGTGGAGCAGTTGGAAAATGAGAGAAAGTTTTGGGAGAATGCATACAACAGGAATTTGGGAAAAGAGAAAGCAAGAAGTTATGAGCATGCAATCGAAATTGTGAAAGGCGGTGGAATAGATGGATAAAGCAATTTTAGTTATGGATATGCCAGAATCGTGTAGCAAATGTAAATTTTTATATGAGTTTCAAGGCACTAAGAAGTGTCAGCTTATGAATGTGCTGAATGGTGGAGCTTCGAGATTGTCTCAAAACAGATTTACGGAGACGCGGCATGAGAAATGTCCGCTTCAGGAACTGCCAGAGAAAATGAAAGTGTGCGGAAAATATCCACAGCCGGACAGGATTGAACCATCATACAAAGCAGGATGGAATGCTTGTTTAGATGAAATTTTAAACTAAATCGAAAGGAGTGAGAGGTTTGCTGGCCAGCGTGAAAGAGCTCTTTACTCCAAAAGATAATGGAATCAGTACAGGAAAGAATGGAGCGGATCGGAGCATATGAGAAGATAGCATCTTTTATGCAGAAAGAAAAGCAGCCATATGAATATAAAAGAAAATATGCACAGATCAGAGCAGAAGAGTTCGCAAATGAATGTGATGGAAGATTGCTCAACTACCATGTTTCGGTCGGTGGACTTGACAGTATAATCTTATACCTGTTTTTACATGAGGTATGCGGAATTGATGCACCAGGAGTCAGTGCATCTACACTGGAAGATAAGAGTATTCAGAGAGTACATAAAGCACTGGGAATCATCAATGTGCCGCCGCTGAAAAGAGAGGATGGTACTTATTGGACAAAAGCAAGAGTTATACAGGAGTTTGGCTTTCCAGTCATTTCAAAAGAGATTGCCGGGAAGATAGAACTTTTGCAAAATCCGAGCGAGAAGAATAAGACAGTCCGTCATGCGATTATAACCGGAGAAACAGGAGAATATGGCGGATGGCAGAAAAACTCTAAAATGCAGCTAAAACAGAGATGGTTAAAGCTGTTCGGTGGATATGAAAACGAAAATGAAGGGTGTGATTTCCAGAAGCCAGACTTCCTTGTATCTGCTAAATGCTGCTATTACCTCAAAGAAAAGAACTGTTATGACTGGGGAAAAGAGCATAACAGTGTGCCATATCTGGGACTGATGGCATCCGAAGGTGGCAGACGTGCCAAGAGCCTGCGGATGAATGGTTGCAATTATTTTGGAGCATCCACGATCAGATCAGCACCATTTGCTATATTCCATCGACAGGATATTTTAGCGCTTGCCTTAGAGATGGATCAGATGTGGAAAGGTGGACTGAAAGAAAAATATCATGAAAGACTTTTGAAAGAAGGAAGATTATCTCAAAGTTTTGAAATGCCTGACAGCATCATTCCAGAGATTTATGGAACTATTGAGAAAAAGCCAGATGGGACGCTCTACACAACTAAGGCACAACGTACCGGATGCAGCATGTGCGGTTTTGGAATCCACATGGAGAAACGACCGAATCGATTCGATTTACTATATGAGAGTAACCCAAAAGAGTGGGATTATCTGATGTTTCATATGTGTAAGGATGCAAAAGGCAACGATTATGGATGGGCAAAAGTCTTAGACTACATTGGAGTTGGCTGGGATCCATCCACGATTGGTGGTAATTGTAAAGGACAAATGAGGTTAGAAGATTTTATGTAGAAAGGAGCCGAACCTCCGGCCGGGGTAACGATATATCGGGTTCCTTTTGAAGAAAATGATACATGGAGAATTGATAGTTGACAATTTTGCTGGTGGGGGCGGCGCTTCCACTGGTATAGAAATGGCAACCGGATACAGTGTTGATATCGCAATCAATCATGATCCAGAAGCTATTAAGATGCACAAAGCTAATCACCCAAATACAGAGCATTACTGCGAAAATGTGTGGGCGGTTGATCCTGTCAAGACTTGCAATGGGCATCCGGTTGGACTTGCCTGGTTTTCCCCAGATTGCAAGCATTTCAGCAAGGCAAAGGGTGGAAAACCAAAAGATAAAAATATCAGAGGTCTTGCATGGGTAGCCTTAAGATGGGCGGGGCTTGTAAGACCAAGGGTTATCATGCTTGAGAATGTAGAGGAATTTAAGACATGGGGACCGTTAAACAGGCGGCATCATCCAATTAAGAGCAAGCAGGGTAAGACTTTTGAAAAATTTGTGCAGCAGCTTACTGATATGGGATACAAAGTGGAATTTCGGGAGCTGATTGCCGCTGACTACGGAGCACCTACCATGCGAAAGAGATTTTTCATGATCGCCAGGTGTGACGGCAAGACGATTGTCTGGCCAGAGCCGACACACGCACCGGCAGACAGTGAAGAAGTCAAGAAAGGATTGCTCAAACCATATGTTGGAGCATACACACAGTTAGATTTTTCCTTGCCATGTCCGAGTATCTTCGATACTTCAGAAGAAATAAAAGAAAAATACGGAATCCGGGCAGTGAGACCGCTGGCACAAAAGACGATGGATAGGATAGCAAGGGGATTTAAAAAATTCATTCTGGATAATCCAGAGCCTTTTATCATTCAGTGCAATCATGGTGGTGAGCGTAGACCGAACGACATTCGAGAGCCGATGCCGACTATAACCGGAAAATATGGGTATGGGATTGTAGAGCCATATATGGTGCAGATCGGACAGACAGGTTTTACAAAAGACCGGAGCAAAGATGTCCGGGAGCCGCTTACAACCATTGTGAGTAAAAATGAGCATTGCCTGATAAGTCCTACGTTGATCCAGTACCATTCAGAAACCTCAAAAGATGGAGTAAGAGGACAGACTATAGAAGATCCGATCATGACAGTGGACAGCTCAAACAGATATGGACTGGTCGCATCATTCCTGCAAAAGTACTACGATGGTGGATATAAAGGCGCAGGCGATACATTAGAAAATCCGCTACCTACAGTAACAGCGTGGGATCATAACAGTGTAGTTACGGCAAATCTTATCCAGATGAATAACCATTGTGATGGGCGAGATTTACGTGATCCTATACCAACAATAACCGCTGGGGATGGTCACTTCGGAGAAGTAAGAGCATTTTTAATTAAATATTATGGGCAGGGAACCGGACAGGACATTGAGGAACCTCTTGATACAGTTACATCCAGAGATAGATTTGGACTTGTGACTATTGAGGGTGTAGATTACCAGATTGTGGACATAGGATTGAGGATGCTTGAGCCGAAAGAACTTTACGGATGCCAGGGATTCCCAGACGATTACATAATCGACCATGACTACACAGGAAAGACATATCCGAGAAGTGAGCAGGTCAGAAGATGCGGAAATGCAGTGTGTCCACCGATACCAGCAGCATTGGTTAGAGCCAATCTGCCAGAACTGTGTATTGCGGAACGAACACCGAACATGAGGATGGAAGCAGAGCAGACCGGACAGCTCCGGTTTGCGTAGTTAAATTAAATTTTAGTGGAGGTATAAACATGAGTAAATATTGTCATAGCAATGACGGAGAACTTTATTATGGGGAATTCAACACCGAACAGGATGCACTAGAAGATGCAAAAGAAAGCTATCCGTGTAAGAGTGAAATTTATATCGGAACATGTACAAAGCCGGTATTTAGATGGAATAGTTGCGAGGAAGAAATTATTGATTCCATCAAAGAAAATCTGTCTGAAGATGTGGGGGAAGCAGCAGAAAATTTTGGAGTTTCTGTTGAACAGGAACTGGAACTTGCGAGGATGATCGATGAAACCGTCAAAGCGTGGATAGAACAGGAAGAGATAGAGCCATCTTGTTACTGTGTTTTGGATGGTCATATTGTTTCTTTAAACTGAACATGAGGTAGATATGATGGTGAATAAGAGAAAGGCAATACCAAAAAGCATTAGAATGACAATATATCAGAAATGCGATGGACATTGCGCTTATTGCGGATGCAGCTTGGAATACAAAGATATGCAGGTGGATCATGTAATACCTCTGAATGGTTGGAGCGAACAGGGAACAGACACGGTTGACAATATGCTTCCTGCTTGCCGAAGCTGCAATCATTATAAGAGTAGATCTACACTGGAAGGTTTTCGGAAAATGGTTGCTGCTATGCCTGATACTTTAATGCGTGATAGTAATACATACAAAAATGCTGTGAGGTTTGGACTGGTGATACCGAATAAAAAGCCGGTTGTTTTCTATTTTGAGAAAAATAACTAAACTGAACTTTAACGGAGGTAAAAACAATGAGATTCTGTAATTGTATGGAAATGTGGCGTAAAGATATGGAGGAAGACGACATTTCGAATGCAGATTGTGATGGTGACTGTGAAGGTTGCTGCTATTGTGAGGAAATTAAGACCGACAGAGAGCGGCGGAGAGAAAATGAGCGAATAGGCGGAATTACGTTTGAGGTAATCAGAAACAGTGACAATAAGAAGTTTACGGTATATGACATTGTCAGAACACAGCATTATACATATTTCATGATCTATGATGGTGGATGGAAATATATAGACGCTGACTTATTCCGGGAATGCGATAAAAACTGAATATTGAGATTTTTGCCGGCTGAAATATGCCGGTAAAAAAATACATATCAAAGAACAATGATTAAATGAATAAAAATATAATAATGTTGCATGAATAAGATAATATATTGTGTTTTTATGAACTGATATATGGTATAATGTTGTAAGAAACTTAGGCGCCACGCATGGGGAGGTTTTTAAAATGAGCAGAGAGGAAACGATAGAGATATGCACACGCATAGACAATTACCTGGGCGATAAAATAGCAGAATCAATTTTAAATAATATCTCATATGACAAAATGGAAGCACGCTATGGGATTATGCCGATTTCACGCACGCATTTTTACAGAAAAAAGAAAATGGCATTAATGATGCTCAACAGCCGGAGCTTGTACGAAGAAGAAAGCAACGGACAGTTACGCATAATGCTTTGATTCACGCATAGAACTGCACGCATAGACACACGCATATTATTTTAAACTGCACGCATAACGCACGCATGACACGCATAGACGGATTTCTTATCACGCATAGGATAAAAATACCACGCACGCATAAAAAAGTCTGTATTGGCAAAATACGCAAGATAAAAATAAAAAGCCGTTTCAAGTTGTTTCCAATTAAATTTTTCATGTTTTCCCTTTCTGGTCTTCCATCGTCAGCACCGGGCGACCGTTCCACGGTGGACTCTCCAGGGCGGAGCATTTCGGCTATTTTGTGCAAATATCGAATTATACTCATCGCATTCTGTTTTCTTCGGACATCTGGAGCAGTCGCTTTCATAAGTTCCGCAAACCTCTGTTAATTCTTTTTTTGCCCTCCTGTTAATATTATAATACATTAAAAGCGGTGTAATTGCAATATACAAATACACCAAAAATAATGCATAATTAATAGACAATATTTGTGCATTATTTATAATGTAAATCGCTTGAAAACGATTATAAAATCATTTATAATTCCCTTAAAGGAAAGAGAGGTGCGAAACAATGCTTACTTATAAAATAAATGTATTAGAAACGCTGAAAGAAAGCGGATACACCACGTCACGGCTGAGAAAAGAAAAGCTTTTGGGAGAAAACGCAATCCAGACGCTAAGGCGTGGCGACATGGTCGGGATCATCGCATTAGAGAAGATATGTACACTTCTGGATATGCAGCCGGGAAACATTATTAAATATGTAGAAAATGAGAAAAAATAAAATACTTTAAAAATAATGTAAAAAGGTATTGACAGTACACCGGAAATGGTGTATTATAATATCAGAAACAAGGAAAACACAACACACGGAGGAAAAGAAAGATGGAAGAATCAAGAAACATTTACAGTTATTCAAAAACAGAAATAAAAAAAATGAAACGTGAGGAGCTTTTACATCTTTTATACGAGAGAGATAAAAACTATTTTGAAAACATAAACGGATCAGAAAAGAACTGGAGCAAAGAGAACACATTTGAAAAATATAAGGAGTTTTATAAAAACTTTACGGTTAAAGACTTAAGAGAAAGAGCTTAGAGGGGGATAAAAAGATGGAAGAATTAAAAAAATGTTATCAGGAATTACAGAAAATGATCGCAGAAATTGAAAACAGACATGACACAGACATCATGGATTTTATTAATCTTGATGACGAAGTGAAAGCCGAGTACATGGGAGACTGGAAAGAAAAAGACGTGCAGGGTTGGGAGTATCTGGTAAATAGAGCCAGCACAATCCGAAAAGCGTACAGGATCGTTGCGGAAGAATTACACACCGGAGAATTTTTACCGGAAATTGACCAGTAAAAACCTAGAGCATTAATTAAAAAAAGGAGATAAAAAAATGAGTAGAACAGAGCTTTTTAACAAATGGTTAGAGGAAAATTATGGAGAATTGAGAAAATTCCCATTACAGAAATTAACAGTAGAATCTGAAAACGGCGATGTTGAAAATTACGATAAAATCAGAATCATCGGAAATGCAGAGTGCTGGGATGGAGATGAGTTTTATCAGTACATGGTGACTGATGATAAAATTTATAAGGTTTATTATAATGTGCAGCCGGATCAGGAACTCGACATGATCGATTACACAAAGGCTTATAAAACCGAAGATATTACAGAAGATATACTTTATTTTTTAGAGGATTAAAAAATGCCAGGGAAATGCGTGGTTTGCGGAAAAGAAAAAGGACGAAATAAATTATACTGCTCGGTAAAATGCCGAGCAGAAGCACAAAGAAACATGAGAAAATGTGTAATTTGCGGAAAAGAATTTTACTCTGCGCCATCAGGAACAGAAAGAACATGCAGTAGAGAGTGTTCCGCGAAGCTTCGGCATTTTTACGGAATGAGCGAGCAGAATAAAGAAGTTTTAAAAAAAGCACATGCCGGATATGAAGAATCGCCGAACACAGGCAGAAAAGACACGAATGCAAATGCGAAAAGCTGGGTGATCCAGTCGCCAGGAGGTGATGTTTACAGAATTAACAATTTAAAAAAATGGGCAATTGACAATGAGGATATCATAAGCCCAATTAAACCGGATCTTTTTTCTGGTGGAATAAGAGACATTAAAAGATATTTGCTCGGAAAGCATAAAAGTGGGAGTGCTCAGTATAAGGGATGGCGTTTATTAGAATGGAGCGAAGAAAATAAGGCGCGAGAAGGATTTCCGGAGAGAAAAAAGAGAAAACCGAGAAAACAGAAAATGTCAGAAGAGGAGAGGCTGAAAAGAAAACGAGAAAGAGAAAAACGAAGAAACGAGAAAAAACGGCTTGAAATATAGCCGCTTTTTTTATGCCTAAAAATGGAACAAAAACTATTAAAAAATATCTTATAATAAAATTATAAGTAAAATGATGGGAGGTGTGCGCCTTGGCAAATTTAAAAGGAAAAGTTAAAAAGCTTCAGACTGCGATTGTCCAGCGCGGACTGATTGTAAAAATAAACCAAAATCAATTTTACAGTGCAGACCAGAAGCGCATGATCACAATTTACAGAATCCTCACACCAGTGTGCACCTTTAAGAAAAATAGACAAGAATGGAAAACAGAAGATTATGAGATTCTTAAAACGTCATCTATCCCGGAAGTAATATTCTGTTTAATTGATATTTATAAGGCGGTGAGCGGATGAAGGGAGAACTCACACCGAAACAGAAAGCATTTGCAGACGAGTATATAAAGAATGGCGGAAATGCCACACAGGCATACATAAGCGCAGGCTATAGCGAGAATGGAGCGAATCGAAGCGCACAAAAACTGCTGTCAAAAACTGTCATTACAGAATATATAGCGGAAAAAATGGATCGCATCGAGAAAGAACAGCACCGGGACATTATGAGCCTTGCTGACATCCAAGAGCGAAGAAGTAAAATCGCAAAGGGCGAAGTCGTGGACGGTCTCGGATTCTCTCCAGATTTCTCCGATCAGCTTAAGGCAATGGACGGTTTGGAAAAGGCACTGACCATAGCAGAAAAGCAGAAGATCGAGCGAGAGGAAAAGGAAAAGCGAGAGAAATCGGCACTCTGGACGATCCCGATCACGGACATTACATCCGACTTTGTGGAGATATACCGGACAGTGCATGAAGCTTTTGCCGGAGAGATAGACATACACGAGATCATATCGAAGGGTGGGCGTGGTTCTATTAAGTCCAATTTTTGGGGGAATCTTGCATATGAGACGATCAGACAGGATCCTCAGGCGCATATCGTATACACAAGACGATATAAGATTGACTTGAGAGGATCTGTTTATAATCAGTTTATGAAGGTGGTGATCCGGTGTAATGATCTGGATAACTGGGACTTTAAGCAGTCTCCGATGTGTGCGGTGTATAAGCCGACCGGGCAGATGGTAATGTTCGTGGGAGCTGATAAGCCTATCAGCTTAAAATCTTTCAACGTGCCATTCGGATATGTTAAGATGCTGATCCATGAAGAGTGCGACGAGATGGCAGGTGTGGAGCAGATGGATAACATAGAGGATACATTTTTGCGAGCAGATACACCAGCACTTGACATAAAAATTTTCAATCCTCCGAAGTCAAAAAATAACTTTATGAACGAGTACACCGAAGAGTGTAAAAATAAGCCACAGACACGGATCTGCCACAGTTATTATTATAATGTACCTGTGAAATGGCTTGGAAAGCGATTCTTCGAGCGTGCGGAGTGGTTCAGGATTCATAAACCATTATATTATAAAAATAATTATCTCGGAGAAGTCACTGGAACAGGCGGCGGCATCTTCGACAATTTAGAAATCCGAAAAATATCGGATGAGGAGTTAATGACATTTGACACAGTAAACCACGGTTTGGACTTCGGATACACACACCCACAGGTGTTCAGCCAGAACTATTACGATTACGAGACGGACACTCTTTATATTTTTGGCGAAGTGTATTCTAAAAAATGTAAAAACTCTACCTTTGCCAGGAAGATAAAGAAATTTATGAATGTCGAGATTATATGCGATTCTGCCAGACCGGACGGAATAGCAGAGATGCAGGAATGGGGATTCAATGCGATCGGGGCAAAGAAAAGATGGGGAAGCGGAAAAGGAAGGGATTACTGCTGGGAGTGGCTTCAGCGATGCAATAAGATTGTCATTGATCCAGAACGTTGCCCGAATACAGAAAAAGAGTTTACAAAGGCAGAGCATGAGCAGCTTCCAGATGGTTCATTCTCGGATGCTTACCCGACCTTAGAAGAGGATACGATCATGGCTAACATTTATGCACTGAACAGGATCATCATGACCAGCCGAAGGAATGACGGTCTTTATGATGATGAGGAAGAAGACAGTGACGATTATGAGGATTAAAAAATGAATTTTTTTGAAAAAATAAGGGAGACGATCATGAAGTTTTTTAGAACAGATGCAGAGAAAGAATTTAATGTCGAGTTTATCACTTCTCCGGAGATCGAGAACTCACAGCAGAGATGGAACGACATCATTAAGGGGAGTCCTTTCTGGGTTGATCCGGAAAAAAAAGACATCAGGACAATAAATTTCGCAAAATTCCTCTGCCAGTACACAGCAAAGAAAGCATGTATGGATTTATCAGTGAGCGTAACAGGTTCAGAGAGAGCTGATTTTATTAATAAGTGCATCAGGGCAATGGTTGACACTTCTATCAGAGACAAAGTCGAAGATATGCTCGGAGTTGGTGGTATAATTTTAAAACCAAACGGTTCAATGAACCCAGACAACATGATCAATTATATTATGCCGTGGGATTTTGCAATCACAGAAAAAACAAACAACGGAGATATTAGAGGATGTATCTTTATTAATCGACTTATAAAAGATAAGGTGTACTATTACCGGCTCGAATACCATCATTTTACGACCTCAAAAAATAAAGAGGGCGAAGAGATTAACGTGTACGAGATCCAGAACAGAGCGTTCAAGTCAAACAGCAGTAACTCACTTGGTAAAAAGATAGAACTGCATGACGTTTCGGAGTGGTCTTCAATTGATGAAGTCGTTCATATTATGAACGTAGAAAAGCCACTGTTCGCCTATTTAAAAACACCATTTAACAATACGATCGACTACTCATCTCCAGAAGGTGTCTCGATTTTCTCAAATGCACTTATGGAGCTTAGAGATCTCGATATAGCATGGAGTAAAAAAGGGAATGAAGTTGAGGATTCGCAGCACATTACTTTCATTGATGAGAACGCCATGACAAAACAGGGAAAAGGCGGCATCCGTTCCTCAACAGTAGAACTTCCTCGGTTCGTTAAAGGCTTGAAATTGGGGCTGGATTCAAAAAGCACGATTGATGAACACGTCCCGACCATGCTTACTTCTGACAGAATCACAGACATTAACAGCGTGCTATCTATGATTTCGACAAAATGCGGATTTTCACAAGGGCAGTTTATCCTTGACAGAAAGTCAGGAAGATTGACAGCAACGCAGGTTGAAAGTGACGATAATGAAACGGTAGAAACGATTAACGATATCAGAAAAAGCATAAAGACAGCATTAAAAAATCTTATTTATGCAATCAATGTATTCTGCGACCTTTACGGAATCTCTGCCGGCTATGTGGATGCACTGGATGATGATGTACCGGACGAAGATATATTTTATTTTAAAGATTTGCTTGCAAGCTTCGAACAGGACAGATCAAGAGCATATAATTTAATGATTCAAGGTATTTATTCTAAGCGTAAATACCTTAAAGAATATGAGGGATTTAATGATGATGAAGTAGATGCCATGTTTGCAGAGAGAGCGCAGGAAGATGCGGAAAGGAACAGCGGTGGTCTATTTGGAGAGGAGTAAAATAATTCAAGGGATACCGAAACTTTCTATAAATGGTATTTTAAAAGGTGGATATATTATCCCTGAACCTGAACCGCCGGAGATGGTTCAAGTAAAGCTTCAGAAAAAGACTGCGATAGAGACGATTAAGTTTTATTTAGAAAAGTGATAGAAATGGATGCGTTAATATGAAATATAATAAAGTCATTGGAAGCTTTAATATTAAGCTTGATACAAAGCGAATGGATGAAAATTTGAGAAATGCTCAGAATGTTCTTGACGAACAGGTTGTAAATGACATGAGAAAATACACACCTATGCAGCAGGGCGATTTGAGAAACAAGACGCAGATAAAAGAACCCGGATTAATTACAGTAGATACACCCTATGCGCATTATCAGTATGTAGGCGAACTTTATTTAACTGAGGACGGTAGATCATGGGCAAACCGTGGAGAAAAGAAGTATCCGACAGGAACAGAATTAAAATATCACACACCGGGAACAGGTAAACGATGGTTTGAAACTGCAAAAGAAAATCACGGTAAGCAGTGGATTGATCTTGTTAAAAGAGAGGTTGGGAAAGGATAATGCTTAAACCGGATTATTTTTATGGAAAAACTGATAAACTGGTTGAAATGTATCAAGATCTTGAAAATTGGATTATATCAGACATTGCAACACGATTGATAAAATCCGGTGAATTGTCAGGAACTGCCGACCGAGAATTGTGGAAACTCCAACAGATGGGACTGCATAACACAGAGATTGTAAAAAGAATATCTGAAATGTCTGGAAAATCAAGAAATGAGGTTCGCAGATTATTAAGGGATAGTGTTATGACATCATTCTCGGATGATAAAGAAGTCTTGACGCAGATATCAGCATCTGTTATATCTCCGCTAAAAAATAATACGGCAATTCTGGCAATGAATGCAGAGTTAATAAAAACATTCGGAGAACTTGATAATTTGACAAAAACAACCATTAACCAGACACAGAAAGACTTGCTCAACATGCTGAATGAGGTTGATTACAGAGTTGC